GTGCTGTCAGCAATCACTGTTGTCTCTGGTGTAGACGTAGGAAAGAGGAGCTTAGCTTCTTCTGACGACTGTGGCGGTAGAGGAGTCCTACTCTGCACTGCTGCCCAGTAGACTGCCATCTGCTTTATCAGGTCTTCTTTCTGTTGGTCAGTGATGTAGAAAGGGCAGAGGAAGAACTCTTGACCGCCGAATAGGACAGCCAGATAAATCTTCCCAACACCGAACACCGTAGCTTCGTGGATAAGCTGAGCCATGTCAGGTACAGGAATGATGCCAGTCTCTGCGTCGAACTTGCCACGTACAGCAGAGTTGTAGTTCTTGCATTCGACCAGAATCGTCTGACCATTTTCAACTCCCGCAAAGTCAAAGTGGCTACGCAGCCAGGACTCTTTAGGGTGAGTCCTGAACTCTTCTACCTTTGTTAGCTGTACGTTCAGACGCTGCTCAGCTAGGCGTCCTATCACTGGCTCCATCACATGACCCATCTGGACAGCTTCGTTGTCAGACAGATCTGGCACTTCCATCATGTCGAGCTTTTGGAGGATGGCCTCGTTAGCTTTACCGTTAGCAGCCTTGCGTGTATCGCCTGACCACCATGCTTGTTTACGGAAGGAGTGGTCAAAGTCAGACATTGCCGTCCTCCTCTTTAGCTACCCAGAACTTGCCTTCAGAGCCGCAGTAGGACGCGCCAGGAGGAGCGTAGGGCGAGCGTACGACCCTTGCCCACTGGAACCTATTGCCGTCCTCCCACGCGCCTGACACAGGGTCACGTTTGTTGTCTACACGGCTGCACTGTCCCAGGTCGGGACGATGTTCTAGCTTGTCTGTCAGGACAAAATTTGCACAATCAACACAGAATTTCATGGAAACCTCCATACAAAGTTAGGATGAGATGAGAAGATTAGATGATTAGATGATTGTTGTCAAGTGTTTTTTTCTCCTTTCGTTCATGGTAGGTCACCTGTTGCTATCAGGGCTAGCGTTAGGATGGTCGGGGGCAAGGACTGTCCGTCTTTCACGCTGTCCAGCATCTTGTTCGCTGTTGATCTGTCGTAGTACGGCTTGCTCTCGGATATGCATAGCTTCGTTATACCTGTGTAGCCAGCGTATGTCGGCTGTGTCCTTGTACCGCTGTCTGAGTTCTTGTACTCGTTCATCTATGTAGTCCTTCATAGTTCGTCTGCCTTGGGGCAGTCTCTGCCCTGGTTGCAGTTGTGGTTGCACTCTTTACAGGGGTGAAAGTCATCTGTCTTGCTAGCTATCCACACAGCTAGGCACAGACCAGCTAAGGTTAGGAATACGTCCAGCCAGGAGACTGTCATGTGTTCTTTTCCTTTATGCCGTGGGCGGCTTCGATGGCTCGATACTCGTCTTTTGATACTTCAACCAGCGCACGCGCAACCAAGTCCGTTCGGCAAAGTGGTCGCACAGCCTCGTACATCTGCTCATCCGTCAGCGGCTGGCGCTGTGCTGCGGGTGGGTGTCTATACACGGGGAAGGTCCAAGGTGGTACGGTCTGCGAAGAGCTTTCATGCAAGTTGCCATACTGGTCTAAGTTCGCCCAAGCCACAGGCTCCTGCTTCTCAGCCTCTGCGATGGCGGTGCGGAGGGCGGTGATGGCTTCGTTTACCTGCTTCATGTCGCTTCTATTGCAAGCTTCCAACGCCTCCAGCGCCAGCTTCATGGTTTCAATGAGTGTCATTCTTCACCCCTAATCCACACCGCAGTGCCGCCAGTGTGTTCAAAGTCTTCTGTCTTCAGTCGGATGTAAGCCTGACCATTTACCCCGGCGTTTTGGACATAGCCTTGGATTCCCCAAGACTTGACCTCAATGACCACAACCATGCAGGCACCGAACGTTTCTTTATCAGGATTGACCTGAACGATGTCGCCGATGTTCATTCTGTCCTCCAGCATCTAAAACCACCATCTTTTAGCTTGCGGGTAGAGAACCTCATGTTGTGTGCTTTACCGTACCTGGACGCAGCTACACCTACAGCCTGACGGGTAACGTCAGAGGGGATTAGGAAGGAGTCACCGACCTTCATCTCTGCGAAGGGGTAGCGCGTAGGCATAGGAACGTTGGAGTCAATAGGGGGCTGGTTCATCATCATCTCCTGGGGTGTACCTATCCGGGCCTGGAGCTTGTCCAGGACGGTCTAGGGGGTTAGGGAATGGGGGGAAGGGCCAAGTCATGGAAACATCCTTTCTTAGGTTAGGAACTGACAACTGTCTTTCTTCTCTTGTTTACTTTCTTTTTTCTATTTTCTATCGCCCACAACACAGGCACCCGAGGAGCGACCTGTGGGTAAGTTATCCACTGTGATATCCACAGGGGACACAGCCTCTCGTTTATCTAGACTAACCATCATTGGGGCAACTGCCTTGCTGATAGCTCCAGTTTTCACTGCCCCGAGGGATGCTCACCCAGGAGACACACGCCAGACTCGTCACGTTTATCTGCATTGGTCGGCTGAACCGCAGCAAGGGGTGGGTGAAGCCCCCGGTCACCTGATGAGCAACAAAAAAGCCGTTATCTACTGCCCCCGGTGGTGAACCCCCAAAGGGGGCCAGAAGCATGAGATAACGGCCTTCATTTGTCGCTCACCACAGCAACGAAGGGGACTCTACCTGAGCGCGTGGGGACTTGTCAAGCCCACACTAGCATCCCGGTTAAAAAGCCCAGGGCAAAAGCACAGGCCAGGGCTACAGGCACGTCCGGATGGAAGTGTCTGGGCTTGTGCCTCTGCATCATGTAAAACTGGTCTGGGTACTCGCTCGGGAATGCTTCCGCTAGTGTTCGGGGGAAGCGTTTAGTGGTTTCCATGCGTGGCTCTTGCATAACAATGCTCCTCAAACGGGTTTAAACGGGCCTAGGGGCGTTTTTAACCCCCAGGCTAGGGGTTGGGTAGGGTAGGTTAGTGCAAAGCGTAAGAGACAACAGTGTCAGACCAGCAAACCCGACAATCCCTGCATTCCCCATTCTGATCTGGAGCATGGCAGGCCTGACCGTGTACAGCCTGACCTTTGGTATGCACATTTGATGCGGTAATGCCTGCTATGCCTTGTAGGCTTGCTGGTATCTTTACGGGCTGGTCTGGATACATAGCGGAAAGCCTGATTGTCAGATTAGCGGGTAGCGCACCATGCTTGGCTATGTATTGCTTGACCATAGCGTATTCCCTTGTAGGTAGCCAATGTTCACAATCCGGGGTAGCTTCGCATACGCTAGCGATTAGCTCTAGGTGAGCTAGACCTTGTAAGTCTCCGCTATCGTGCCAGCGAAACCATGAATCAGAGCCGATCAGGCTTGCCATGCCAGTCACCCATGCCAGGGCTAGCTCCGAGCTATCCATAGCCTGCCAGACTGCATCCAACCTAGCAAATTGGCTAGGCTTGATTGTGTTCGCGTACATGGCATAGAAACCCTTATCAGCATAGCAGTCGCTACAGATAGACCCTGGAATCTGTGCCATTCTGTAGCCAGTCTGACAAGCCTCTGTAGGCAGAGACATAGACTTACATGGCATTTTGCTAGTCTGAGTCAGACTACCGCACACTGACTTAGCGACAGACTTAGAGATAGGGATAACTTTCATTGTGGAAACCTCCGCTTATAGTGAGACAACCTCACCCCATGCCAGTCTGTCACACTGGCATAGGCTGGATTGTTTAAACGCTCTGCATCTCTCCGTGCATAGGGCAGTGAGGGTTGCCCATGTCTTCTAACCACTTGCCAGCTACCCGCACGGTATAGCCGCACTCTGGGCAGTAACATTTGAGCATCCGGGTAGATTGTTTTTTCTTGGCATTGGCCGGGATAAGCTCAGCATGAGGATACTGGCCCAGTCTCTCAATGACTGGCTTTGCCCATTGTTTAAACGCCTCGCCTGCGACAGTAGCAGTCATCTTGCCTTCAAGACCGATAGCAGTCGCAGTGCGTTTAAACGCTTTGCCGTGCCCATCTCCGGGGTGACAGGCGTGTACCATCTCATGCGCCAAAACATCAAGCACTCTCATAGAGTCGGAGAGTGTCGGAGAGATGAAAATCTCAGCGTGTTTATCGGCACTGGCCTTGGCGCTCCAGCATTCCCCGATTCGACGATTCTTGTTGCTTAGTGCTGATTTACTAGGAAAGCCACAGCTAGAGCGAACAGCATCAGGCAGAGTAACGCCATGCTGTTTAAACAGCTCTCGCAACTCTGTAGTTGCTTGAGTCAACCATTGCTCTCGATTCATGGTAACCACCTTTAAGTTAGGACACTGCTCTAGTGCAGTGAAGACAGTGTAACATGAATCTACACCTAGTCAACAATTATTTTCTAGGTAGATTCCCTAGTGTATGTAAGCACAGTTATTGCGATAGACTATAGACTAGAATAGTCCAATGACTATAGACTATGGTTAGGTGAGTAGTCATTAACTTAGTGGTCTAAAGGGCCAGACAAAAGGTTATGCGTTTTCAGCATGGACTATCACCTCCCGTCCGTCGATAGGAAAAGGCTATAGGGGTCTGGTATGGGACTAGGTGACTAGACACTAGACAGATGCCAGGGCATAGACACTAGACAGGCTTGGCTTGGGTTTGGGTAGGTTGACAGTCAGACAGACTCAGATCTGCGCTCCCTGGCCCTGTTGTTGGGACTTGGGAGGGTGTAGGGTGTGCCCCCCACATTCACCCCCCCATAAAAAATTTCATATTTTTGGTAGACTGCTCTTGATTGCAGTTGCCACTTCAATCAGGGAATCACCCCCCGCTTAGACCAGCCTCGGTTTGGTCTGGTCATCTGACCAGCCCCTTGTGCTGGTCTTTTTTTGCTTGTAGGATATGGTTATACGTAGAGGTGTAGAGATGACGATAGCTGCGATAGAGAAAGAAGTAGGTAGAGGGATGCCGCATCCTCGGGTGGTGTATGCCTACCCTTATGAGGAGATGGATGTGGGCGATAGTTTTGTGGTTCCTGTGTCTGCCAGGGCTAAGGTGCTGAACGCTAACTACAGGGCTGGTAAGAGGTTGGGTTGCCGGTTTGAGGCCAGGACTGAGGGTGACCAAGTAAGGGTGTGGAGGGTGAGGTGACTAGCTTGTTGTGGATGGATGAGGAGGAGTTGCGGGAGACTTGTCGTCTGCTGTTATCTCATCTTGTCTACGCTCAGGCTAGGGAGAAGTGTTTGGTGGGGTTAGTGCAGGAGGCAGCGTCAGATGGCTACAGACTTGGATACGCAGATGCGGTGGCAGACAGAGCTGTACGCCACTCGCAAGAGGTTGCAGTGGGAGTTGAAGAGGGCTTTGTCGTGCATTAGCCCCAAGGCTAAGAGGGCACTAGCTGCTGAGTGGAAGGACAAGTACTCAGAGGTCTTTTACAACGAGCTTATTCGCTGTGCCAAGAACAAGGCTGTCTCTGGTGACATCATTGCCTGGAATCTGGACAACTTTGACAACAAGAAAACAAGATGAACTTTGACCTGAAGAAGTTTTACAAGTTCTGCTCTGAACTCAAGATTGAGACGAAGGAGGAGGGCTTGAAGAAGATGGGTACGTTGCTGGGGACGCAGACGTACGTGATGGAGGAGATACAGAAAGGGTTGGATGAAGATGTTCACTTCTTTGTTATCCTCAAAGGCAGGCAGTTGGGAATTACGACAATTTCTCTGGCGCTTGACCTTTACTGGCAATTTACACATCCTGGATGGCAAGGGACTTTGGTTGCAGATACGGAAGAAAACCGTGACATGTTTCGCTCAACCCTTGCCATGTATATGGAGGGCTTGCCAAAGGAATACAAAATTCCGCTTGTCGCGCACAACCGCAACCAGATGGTTCTTAAAAACCGCTCCAGACTTTTCTACCAGATTGCAGGCAACAAGAGCAGGCTTGGTCAAGGTAAAGCCATTACCTACCTACATGGAACTGAGACGGCTTCGTGGGGCAATGAAGAAGGACTTGCATCTCTGATTGCTTCTCTTGCTGAGAAGAACCC